ATCGTTTGCAAACCCAAGAGCTTGACGTGATGCACTAGCGGCATCAATTGCGTCCTGCAACTCAAGCTTAAATTCTTGGGACGACATGCGTTCTGAAGTCTTGAAATCAAACTTATTGCCCTGAAGGACTAAATCGTGAGCTTCCGCTAAACGCGCTTCTTTCGCTTCCAGTTCTTTCCGAAGCCTAATTTGAGACTCGGTATTCGCTCCTTCAAGATTAGCTAGTGTCTCGCGACTCTCCCTCAAATCCTTTGCCAAACGTAGAGCATATCCTTGTTCTGTTTCGCCTTTTTCGCGTTGGAAAGAAAACTTATTGCTTTGCAACAATAATTCTTGAGCGTATTCTGCGGCTTTTTCTACTGATTTGCTTTCTGCTAAAGTAGCCGCCGCAGCGGCATCTATTCCTGCTTGTGTTTCTATCCCCAATTTAGTCTGAGAAGACTGCAACGCCGCCATATCTAACTGGCGTCTTTCTGCGTCTTGCCCTTGTTTAAATTTCAGTAATTCGCCAGACCGTGCGCCAATATTACCCAGCACAGGTTGAGCTACCTCTGCCAAGCGTTCCGCAGGGCTCATTTGGCGATCCCCGGGCGTAGCAAAAGCCAACGCCCCTTGCGCAATATCAAATAACATTTGAGCTTGCGTCATCTTTTTCTGTTCGTCATAGGCCGCTTGTTGGTCACCAACACCTATTAGCTGGTTATAAAGAGCTTTATCTTGTTGAAAAAGCTCTAAGGCGCGTGGGTCGGGGGCACCGGCGACACGATTCTCGTTTTCAGGTGCAAAATATTGAACCGCGCCGCCTTGACTAAAATTTACTGGAACGGGAGCCTCCTCGGCACCCATATTTACCGTGGACATTATGCCCCCGGCCATATCCCCTTGTACGGGAGTATCCATTACTTCGGGAGCCAAACTCCCTATCCCTTCGTCCATCGCGGCCATCTGCATGACGGGTTGAACTAAGGTTAGAACTGAATCCGGAGTGCTTTGAGCGTCTTCTTCGCCAACCACCCCTGCCAGTTCCACTCGTCGCTCTTGCAGGGGCGCTTGATCCCCTCGAATGGCGTTAATTACACCTTCATAATCTTCGTTTTCTGCCGCTTCGTCGATGCCTCCGAATTGGCCCGCAACTTGCCCTAGCATCTGTTCCAAAACAGCTGGATCGACGCCCGCTTGAGCGCCCATTGCTTCGGCTTCGCCCATGCTTCCCACTTCCGGCGGAGGCATTCCCACCATCCCCATTTGTGGAACTGCGGCAAGGTCCACCGCTTGTTCTGGCGCGGGGGGCATCATTGGAGAACCTCCCGCCTGCATCTGCCGCACTTGTCCACCATTAGCAAACATTTGTCGGCTCATTACGCCTCTATCCATCATCCGAATAACCCCGCTCTTTGTGCGCCTGCCGCTGCCGACAGACCTGCTACGCCCAGTCCCAAAATACTTTGGGCGGGCGATACTGAAGGTGCCGTAGTTGCCGAAATACTTTGTTGAGACGACGGAGCGCCTTTATAAATATCTGACAAGAAAGATACCCGTTGATATGGTTCATATGCTTTCTGTAATTCTGTTTGCCGGTTAGCTTCTAGTTCCGCTTGATTTTGCGCTTGGAACTGTTTGCCAACATCGAATAAGAAACCAGTTTCTTTTTGACCCATGTTTTGACCCAGCTCACCGAGAGACGCTTGACGTAATCCAAGATTACCAAGCGCGTCACCCTGTGCCAAGCCCAATTGTCCGTATTGTGCCCCAAGGCCACCAATGCCTTCGCCCATTCGGCCTCGCAACTCTGCCCCTTGTAGGCCCAAACCGCCCGCCGCTTGTGCGCCCTGCATACCCATAGTTGCCTGAGATTGGCCAAGCTGACCTTGCTGCGAGGCCATCTGACCTGCAAATTGCTCCGCAGATAGGCCTTGCTGACCTGCCGCTGTTTGTGCCGATAGACCAAGTTGTCCCAACTGACCCGCTTGCTGCGCCGCCAGTTGTTCTGCGGATAATCCTAGAGCGCCTGCCGCTTGTGCTGCTTGCGTTCCAGCTTGTGCGCCTTGTGCGCCAAGTGAACCCGTAAGCTGTGCCGCTTGCTGACCTCGGCCCTGTTGGGCTTCGTATGCTGCTTGTGCCCGTTGCGCTGCGCTTTCAAAGCCCGCTTGACGCATTCCTGCGGCAGTCCGGCCTTGCTGTTCCAACACGTTTCTTGCCATTTCGGCTTCTTGAACACCTTGGCGTGATCCGCCAAAGGCCCCTGCGCCAACCGCTTGTGCCCGTTGACCTTGGGCCGCGATATCACCTTGACGCTGTATGTCTGATAGAGCCTGTTGAACAGCCGCATCTTCGTACTGGTTCATAAATGCGCCGGTAGAAGTCGGGTCAAATGCCTCTGTTGTTCCGCTTAAAGCGGCAATACCTTGTTGCGCAGATTGCGTTCCTAAAGCTCCGGCTTGTTGTAACGCCGTGGCAGCATCACCCGTAATCCCACGAGCGCCTTGAACCGCTTGATTGCTCCGGTCTAAAGCTGCTTCATACGCGCCAATACCACCGGCCCCAGATTGTTGAGCCGCTAATCTTGCGTTATCCGCCGCTGTTCTAAGACCCATAGAGGCGGCATCGGTAGCAACCTGTCCGGCTCCGATAGCATTTGTAATACCGGCTTGTGCTGCGCGTATCTGTTCCGGTACGGCATCGGCCCCGGATCGCATGTAGTTAGCGGCTTCTGTTTGGTAGGGCTGCGCCCCAGCCATAACACCACCAATAGAGGTTTGCGCATCTCCTAACGTGTAACCCGCCTGATCTAAGAAAGGTTGATAACCACCTATGCCCGCTTCTGCGAGTTCTCCGGCTCGAATCTGTAGGTCGCTCATCTCCGCAACCATTTGCGGAGGTATTGTTACGCCTTGGTCAGCTAGAGCTTTTGCAGATTTAAGAAGCCCAATTTTGTAGGCTTCAATATCCGGGGCTTCGCGGACTATTTGTTCTGTCGTTGTGACCATTACGCTGTCGCCCTTCCTCGGTTCTCAAGGTTACGCATAACCGAGTACATGTTCTTTATGCCCTCGTTCATGTTGCCGTTACCAAGGCCTTTGACCGCATCAGTGGTCATAACAAATTCCCCGGGCATTAACATGGCACGAACGCTGTCCTGATTAGGAATGCCCTCTTCTGGCATGATTCCACCATTCCTACGAGGGAATACTTGACCACCATCAGCCAAAGTTTGCCCCACAAAAGGTCTGGCAAACGGACCTTCTGGTACGCTTCCCTGCAAAAAATAAGCACTTGGGTCAAGGGCCGCGGTCTGTTGTAAGGAATTCACGGGAGGCTGATAGGTGCTTTGGGCAGAAAAGAGCCGATACGGTGGATCAGCGGGGTCAAAAACACCAACTTGGGCCGGTGGGCGATAAAGTTGAGCAGCCTCCTTCTCTCGGCGGGACTCAGCTTCCTCTCTAGTAATATATTCTCCAGTTTTAGCGTCTAAAACTCTATCCCCAATGTCCGCAATCATATACGAAGAGGGGTCATCTTCCACTATATCAGTACCCGTAATAACGTTTCCATCTTCGTCGCGATCAACAACGCCTGCGGGCTCCGGATCACCCACCTTAAAGCCGCCCGCCGCGGCTACACCAGCTGTTCCGAGCAATGCTGCGGGGCCGTATGTGCGCATAAGGCCTGCACCTAGCTGACCCGCAGCTTCGTTTGCCGCGGTCCTTTGCAATCCGGTGGCGGTTGCATTTGTAAGCCCCTGCGCGGTAAGGAAATCATTGGCTCCCGGAGCGGCCGCATTTGGCATAAACGCATTTTTCAGGCCTTCCCCAATGCTAACGCCGTCGTTTGGAGTAAACACTTGTTTAATGCTTTCGGTAAAGCCCGGGGGCTTGTAAGTATTAATATTGTCTATTGCTTGTTGTTTGATCTTGTCTATTGCTTGTTGTTTGATCTGATCCGCGGTCAACGCTACGCCGTCCGCGGCCACGTTGGTTGCGCCAGCTACTGCATCCGTGCCCACGTTGGTTGCGCCAGCTCCCGTATCAGCGCCCGCAATTTGTTGCGAAGCCAACGCTGGGTCTAAGGCTATATCTGCACCGGCAAAAGCCGTACCACCCGGCGCTGTTGGACCAGCCCTCATGTTGGCAAAAGAAGCGCCCGAGAAATCACCTGTTAGCGCTTTTCCGATTCCGGACATACCGGCAGACACGTTACCAAAAGCCGCAGCGTTTCTTACGCCCGTCATAAAGCCGTTACCGCTCATCATGCTACCAGCACCGGCGGTCAAACCGCCCATCGCGCCACCTATTAGGGCTGATTTAAGAGCATCTTTTATATTACCGCCGTTAATCAACGTTGCAATACCTGATCCGAGGGCCGCGCCGTAAATAGGCCCAAGAAACATGGTGCCTACAATGGGTAGTACAATGGGAGCAATCTTCTTGACCACTTTAACTACGCCTTTGACGACCTTTTTAACACCTTTAAAAACCTTCTTAAAAAACTTTTTAAAGAAAAACTCTGCCGCGCCAGTGTCTGGGTTAATGCTGTTTGCCTCGGAGCCAACAATGTAGCGTTCCGGGTCTTCCACGCCTTGCTGTTCTAGGAACGCAAAGATCGTTTCTTTCATTTCAGGGTTTTCTTCGATGAATGCTGCGGGAATAATTAATTCTCCCGTCTGCACGTGAGCTATCGTATCATCGCCCTCACGGCCCATGGCCGCCATCTTTTTAGTTATGGCCGTAAATTGAGCAATCCCCTCATCGCCAAACTCTTCTGTTCCGTCGTCATCCGGGCCGTAAACCTCCTCCGCGTCTTCATCAGACATCACAAAGTCAGCAATACCGCCCTCAGGAACTTCCATTGCATCGATTTTTTTTGCAGTTTCTGCCATTATCCCGCTCCACCTGTGATACTGTCAGGCATAGTTACCTGAATTATTGTACTTCTATTTTCTTCTCCGGTCCATGACGAACCGCAATTAGGACAATTCCCGTCTGGATAAGAAGCAATTTCTTCAGGGGTATCCACCTCATTACTACATGTAACACATCTTACCACCTCTCGGCTAGTGGCAGGTCGCCATCTTGAGCCGTCGGCCATTGTAATCACTGTTTCAGCCGTCATGTTATTGTTACCGTGACACTACCCACGGCCCCCGTTGCTGTTGAACCTCGCAAATAGGGTTTATTTGCAACAGTAATACGAAGCTCGTCGCCATACTGAAACACGCCCCCCAGAGGTAGGTTATAGTTGTCTGTCTGCAAATTAGGCAGAGTTAAGGCCGAGGCCTGCCAAGGTCCCGGATTATTTATTTGACCCAAAAACACAGAAAAGGCCCGAACCACTTCCATCTGGTAAGCAGGATCGTAGCCTGTTGGAGCTACTGGGAAGAAAGGAAGTACAAGGCCTCTACTCATCGGCGTCCATCCGGTCTTACGTCTATCCGAGGCGTACCCAAACGCCACCCCACACCTGTGTCATCGGAGGCTATTTTAAACGCAAAAGACCTACCACGAAGGCGCAGATTAACTTGGTTTGTAAATTGTTCGATAGGAACAGTAGCCGTGCGGGCCACATTACTTGTGGTCACAGTGCTGTAATTTGCGCCCGGAAAGTTGCGGGTTTCAAAGGTAAAATCAACCACCGGAGAAGCCGACGTGGACGTTGAGAACGTAACATCAGGAATCATTTTACTTAAAAAAACAAAGTTATCTCCAGAGCCCATAGCCATCTGACTACTTTCTATATAGGCGTTGATTGCAGCGGGTGGGTTCGCACTGCCGTCATCAACCCCAAACTCATGGTAGTACAAATATCCGTCAGTAGACGCAGATATAGGATACTGCGCAATGCCTCGGTCAATCCACGCTGTTCTCGACATTTGACCATAATACCAAACTTTTTCTTCGTAGTTAAAAACTACGTACCGATTCACAACACTTGAATCAGCTGATGGATAAAACCACCAAATTTCCGAATAAGACGAGTTAATAGCCGCCGTAACCTTTTCTTGCTGCTGCGTGTTAAAGTCCTCAAACACATACGCCCGCACAGAGCATGGAAGCTTTTGAACACCCCCGCCGTACATGTAAAACTCTTCAGCACCCATCCAAAACACCATGTCGTCCACCGCAACGGCAGACAAAGGACTGGCAATTGTAATATTTTCAGAAATAAGATTGATGCCGAAAGTAAACGGTGGCCCTAAATACTGCATCGCGTGAAGTGATTTATCCGTAAACACCAAGATTTGTTGACGTGTTTCGAGGGCCGTGATTATCTCAGAACCTGTGCCGATTCGTAGATCACCCGCCGTGTTGGTTGCTTGAGCGGACCACGTAAGAGGGTTCTCTTGGTCTGAAAACCGTATTAAAAGAGGGTCTTGGACCCCGATATTTGTCTGGGAATCACACCCAAACACAATAACATGCCGATCCCGGTCCGAAATCATGACCTGCTTTGCAATGGTGGGCGTAGTCGAGTCTGCACCTGCAAGTTGAGACAGCTCTACTGCCGGTGCAAAAGGGGCTGAACTGGTGGATTTGTCCCAGTAGTAAATACCACCGTTACGAACGTTAATAATTAGGTCTTCACCAAAGTTGTCGTGGCTCCAAATGCGAAGCGTGTCCCCAACCGCAGTCAAAGAACTACCCGATCCCCACGTTCCGCGAGACCATATACCTGCACCCCAGCCTGTCCCAACTACGGTGGTGTTTAAACCAACAGTAATTTGATAGGTGCCCACGACGCTAGCGCCGCCGTTGCCTGTGTCTGATCCGTTTGCTATTACCAGCGTAGGGGAATACTGTCCGTCAATGGTGATTTCACTAATCGTAGCCACTTCGCGGGCTTTAATTTCGTAAGTATTATTACTTACCACATTAAAAACTTGGTATTCTTGGTTTAAAACAGCCGCGGTTACATTTCCGCCTAAAGTCGCGGCACCCGAAAACGTAACAAAATCGTTGTTGGACGCTCCATGGTCTGCATCGGTTACCGTTATCACGGAAGAACTATTTGTCGCGGAAAATGTAACATCCCCCGCGGCAGTTGTTGTACGAGTAGGGGTAACATCATTATACCCTCCGCCCTCGTTTATATAATATTTAAGATGTGTTCCGACGCCTAAATAACTGGTGCCATCTAACGCAACAAAAGGCTTGAGTGCCCGACATGTGCCTAAAAAGCTTGTGCCGGAATACTTTTCCCATCCTCCTATTTTTTCAGGAGTGCCGAAACGAAAGCGCACCATGTCACAATCAAACCAACCTCCTTCGTTGGTGTAGGAGGTGATTTCCCTGTTTACGCCGGGACGAAACTGTAACTTGGTAAACGCCATTTCATTACCTTATCTATTCCGCAGCTTCTTGAGCGGCCTCTTCAACTTCAGCCTCAAGTGATGTAGCCAGCATCTTTATAAAGGCTTGCTTTCCAACATGCAATTGATCCAGATTAAATTGAGCCGACCCTGCCTTACGGTCAAGGTCTTTGATATGATTTATCATTACCTTTTGCTGATCTGTCAGTTGATCTTCAGTATATTCAATATCGTCAATCGTAATGGTGTTTGTTTGTTTCTCAGCCATTGTGATCTCCTTTCGTTTATGCAGCCCAAGGGTTTCCAGAGGCTTCGGTTGGGTTAATTTGTTTGTCGATATCAGCAGCGATAGCCGCCTCAGTGTCAGTCTGTGATACGTTCTCCCAGACCCATGCTTGAGCCTGTGCCTCAGTTACATCAGCGTATGCAATGAAGTCACTGTCGGACGGATCGTAAGTTAAACCTACACTACCGTAATTTGACGCTGAGTGTTCACCATCGACGCCTGTGCAGCGCCAGTGAATTACGTTGATGCCACCTGTAGCGATATCACGCTCACAAGTTTGGATAGTCCAAGTGTATGTTACAGCCATTGTTTAGGCTCCTTCTAGTGTTGTTACCCTAGCTTTAAGGGCTGTGATTTCTGTAATTGCTTCTTGCAGTGCAGAAGTTAGAAGCGCTACTAGATTACTTTCCGCAATACCAAGAAAATCCTCTGTAATCGCTTCGGTAACGACGTTTCCATCTTCATCTTTTTCCGCTGGTGTTACAACACAGGTGTTTGATTTAACGATAGACCCGAGATACGGCTTGTCAGTCAATACTTGCTCAACCTCTTGTGCAATAAAGCCGATTTGCGTGTTCTCAGTGTCAAAGTCGTGAACTGAATGAGGCATCCAATCGAAGTGGACGGGGTTCAATGCAGAAACCAAGTCTAAAGCGCCAGTTATGGGCGTTACGTTTTCCTTATACCGCCCGTCTGATGTGGCAATAGTTGAACTTGTCGCAAAAATCTGGCTGTTGACTTGCAACTTATATGAACCGTTGCTGTTAAGATAACCAATCAGTACAAAACCGTTGCTGTCGGTAATCATACGATGTGCGTTAGCGGTAGCGTCATAGGCCATATAGAACTTACCATCTCCGACGCCTTGAGTGTATGTTCTGCTTGTCGCACTTTGACCAGAGCCACTAATATGTAGGACTCCATAGCCAGACGTTCCTGTTCCACCCGATATTTCCATCTGCCGACCTTGACCAACAGTACCCCAAGCAGTGCTGTGCGGTGTCGTTGTTCCGAGGCCTAAATCTCCACCACTAGTGAGGCGCATAGCTTCTGCTGTTGAACCGCTGTTTCTTGTGTAAAAGGCAAGTTCTCCAGAGTTAGAACCATTCGACAAGCCATAAATTTGACCAAACACTCGATTAGTTGAACCACTATCTAGTCCTTGAAACTGAATGTATGGCCCAGTGCCAGCAGAATATGCACTTGTATCACGCAATGTGATAACGGGTGTGTCGCTTTCTAAATGCAACAAAGAAGCGGGCGAACTCGTCCCAATCCCAACGTTACCGCTGCTGTCGATACGCATACGTTCTGCGTTATTTACACGAAAGTCCATTTCGTTAACATTATGGGCATATCTTATTCTACCCATAACAGGAGAACCGCCACTTGTCCCATCTGCAAAAGCTATAGCACCTTGTGAAGTCGTTCCTGTAGCAATAGTTATGCCACCGCTTGCTGAATTAGAAATAACAAGGTCATCAATGCTTGAATTATAAGAGCTAGGGGAAGTCGTTCCAATTCCAACATTGCCGCTGCTGTCGATGCGTAAACGCTCCGTGTTGTTAGTCATTAAAGCTAACGCAGAGCCAGAAGTTCCACCAAACATACCAACGGCTTCACTACCTACACCAGTGTGCTTAATGCCAAGAGTATAGTAAGTAGCATCGCTGAACAAAGCAGCAACATTTCCTGCTCCAGAAGCAACAGCTAATTTACCGCCAGTGCTGTTAAAGGTACTAGGCGAACTCGTCCCAATTCCAACATTGCCGCTGCTGTCTATGCGCATACGTTCTGAGCCGTCTACCTTAAACGAAATATTAGTGTCGGACTTTTCATTATCTCTGTCGGCATCAAAGATTAAATCGCCACCCGCACCCGAAATTTGACACTCTGGAGTTCCAGAAGCATCGCTGTCCGTCAGTCTGATTATAGGTGAGGCACTTTCCAAATCGAGCAAAACAGTAGGCGAAGTCGTGCCAATCCCCACCAATCCCGCTGATGTGATCCGCATACGCTCCGAACTGTTAGTGGTGAAGTTAATCGCCCTTGAACCAACAGCAGACAGCGCAAACGTATTAGAGTCAAAAGCGAACATTTCACCAATCAGATTACCGCCGAGCTCAATGTCAATGATGCCGCCATTGGTTGCGTGATTAAGCGTTAATGCCGTATAGCCAGAGTAGGCGTTGGGGGTGCTTGTGCCAATACCAACGTTTCCTGAGTTGTCCAAAGTCATTTGAGTTGTTGAACCGCTACCAAACTTTAAGTAACTACCACTACCAGCATTACCTGTATCGTAACCTTCAATAAACTTTTGACCAGAGTTGCCAAATTGTATGCGACCTTTACCGCTTGTAGAACCATAGTTATCAAATTGTGTAGTACCATCCACAGTCAGCCCATCAGCCGTCACAGTGCCAGTTACGTTTACGCCTGTGCTGGTGGTGGCGAGTTTTTCAGCACCATTATGGTAGAGTTTAGAGTAATCGCCATCACGGAAAACAGCTAATGCCTTATCCCTAGCAGCATTCCAGAGTGTAATTTGAGTTGATGATTGCAATTCAAGATTGCCAGTACCCGCATCTTGGATAACACTTTTAGACCCATCATGGTAAATCTGTAGGTCAGACCCAGCGCCGAAGATGGCTTTGTCGTTGTCACCGAATGTAGCGTTTCCACCAATAGCAAGATTGCCAGCAACATTTAAACCATCAAAGTGAGCGTTGTTAAATACGTTCGCAGCAACTGCGCCAGTTCCTGCGCCATTAAAGAACACAACCGCAGTCGTCCCCGCTGGAACTTCATAGTCATTGCTTGCGTTATACGTGCCTTGGAACAGCAAAATGCTGCGCGAACCAGACAGGTTGTTACGCACATAGATAATCTTTTCAGCATCATTTGGAGTAAGCTGCACGTACACCGTGCCGCCAATATCCCCGCCATCCCCAAAAATAACTAATCGATTGCGCCCGTTAGAAGCTGCGCCATCGCTAACTGGAAGTGTGTTTGGGGAACCTGTCGATCCCGTGGCACTTAACGTTACGGAAACTTGTCCGTCAAGAGAAGTGTCCAACAACTCAAAGTTTGTGTTTGTTGTATCGCCCCATGTACCAGACTGTTCGCCTGTGCCAATGAGTTCGATACCGTTGTTTAATGTGTATGTACTAGGCATTTTTATATCCTTACGCTGCTATCCGCGTCCAATTGGCGTCTTGAGATGGTGTTTCCTCCGACCACGCAGGCGATTGACTTGGGGTTTCATTAGTATAACCCGGATTTTGATCCGGGACAATGTTTCCGTAAACTAACACGCCGGAAACAAAACCAGTGGCCGAAACACCGATTACGTTGACATCTACGGCGAGTTGAGCTTCGGCTACTCCCACTTGACCCAATGCAGGATTCGGGGCCGTTACGGGAACCGTGACAAAAATGCCGACTTCTACAGAGCCTACGCCGCCAGTGGCTGCAAGCCCTGTGGGTAAAACGTCCGCAGCGGCAGTAACTGTGACCGATCCTACCGCTGTCGTAGCTTCTAACCCCGTAACCGGAGTTATTGCATCAGCCGTAACGGTGACCGAGCCAACTTGACCCGCGCCCGCAACACCTGTTGCGTTTACTACCGCTGTACCCGTTGCGGTAACTGCGCCGGGAGAACCCGTAGCGGCAAGCCCCGACACGTTGATAATAACGCCGGTGCCTTCAATTACCGTAACAGCGCCCGGAGAACCTGTAGCCGAAACGCCCGTGACGCCCGTATTGGCATCCGCAGTGACAAGAACGGAGCCTACCGAGCCCGCCGCCTGTAACCCGGTAACCGGAACATTGGCTTCCGCAATAACAGTAACAGACCCCGGAGAGCCTGTAGCCGAAACGCCCGTGACCGTGACCGGAATAGCCGCGCCCCACGGTCCTTCAGACCATGAACCTCGTCCCCATCCCGTAATCGCTGCCATCGGATTTTACCCCTTACGCAATGCGTATGATGGCGTTACTTGCGTCTGCCGTTGGGAAAACAACTGTAAAGTCGCCATTTGTAGAAGTTTTGTCAGACCCAAAGTCCAAAACCACAACAGCCGGATTTCCTGCGGCGGAATCGTTATAAATCAACGCACCACGTGCCGTGATCGTGGAAGACGACCACGTAGTGTCTGCGAAATCAGTGAAAGCTGTCGTTCCAGACGTTGTTGGATCAACTCGTGTCAGAGTGTTTCCTCCCGCACTATAACCGGTCCCGGATACCTCATTAGTCGCGGTATAAGCGGTAGTAGAGGCATCAAAAGATGCACTGTTTGTGTAGAGAGCGATCTTAAAAGTGTCGCCTCCGGAGTTTTTAAAGTTATGCACGGCCTCAAGAATTTCTTTCTTGAAGCTTGTACACATGAAATTTCCTGAAAAGGCCATGCCTATGTCTCCTTATGTGTTACAAGTTCAGATTTCATTGTTTCGGCCTAATTAACATGCCGGTCCGATATTCATCGGTGACTTCTTTGGATTCGCCAAACATTTTCATGCCGCTAATGGCTTCTGTAAACCTTTTTTCGTACATAGCCATAACGTCCGCTTCGCCCTTCATAAATATATAGGCCTCCATCAAAGTTCCATAAAGCAGCGCCATTTCAGCATTTTCACTTAACCATGTCGTGGCGCTATCGGCACCCGCCGTTAAACTTGCGGGGCGGTAGAAGTAATGCAATTCAACAGAATATGCACTGTTAGGGGTAGGCCCTAAAATAAAGTTATCCACGTCAAAAACCGCGTAATAACGAGGATTTCCCGTAGTCGTAGCATCGGGATTAAACGATTGAACAAAATCAACGTCTTTAAAGTCTAAAAACACGTGATCCCCGTCTGAATCTACAAAAGACAGGGCAAAAGGAGCCAAATAATCGCTGGGACAAGCTAAATACTTGTTTGAGGCCGTCATTCCGCCACTTACGTTCTTTTTAAACAAGCTCAACTGAACGTTTTTGAGGATACGCTCTTCTGCTTGGCGTATGAAAACCGGCAAATTGGTTACAAAGGTCGTTTCATCGTTCTCTGTGTAGTCCTGAACGGCTTGTTTTAGCTGTGCATATGTAAAACTCATGTTACCACCGTCACTGTTCCAACCTGACCAAACCCTGTGGCGGGCCGAAGATTAGGGTTTTCTACTAAAGGGACGCCAACATATACATCCATTGGTTCTACTCGGTCCGGCCGAGCATTTTGCAAGGCTTCTGGGTCCACAACCTTACGGAAAGGGCCCAATTGAGGCTGTTTCGGTTCAAATTCGTCCGGTCCAACCAGCAACCCGTTCCATTCTTTACGCATAAGCACGTACCGATACCGTTGCCCGGATCGATCAGAAATAGCGTATGAATTTTTACCGGATGCAAATTTAGACATTATCCCACCCTGTAATATTCGTACTTAGGTACGACGTTGAAAGAAGACCGATCCCGGTCTTCCGTTGCGGCACGATCAAACTCTTCTTCGTAAACAGCTTTAAGCATTTGTATGCGGTTTGGGGCGCGTTTTAAGGCAATATAGTAAGCCAGACCCGCCGCCAAACAGGGGTAAAACCGAAACGGCATGTCCATTGTGTTCGTGTAAATGTCCGCATCATCCATGCGGGTAAGCGCATCGTAATAAACAACATCCGTATTATTGTCTGGAACAGGCCAGAGTTTTAAAACGGGTGTTATTTGTCGATCTAAGAAGAACTGATTAACACGCCCTTGCGTTGTTTTGTTGGGGATTGTTAAAAAGCCGTCTCGACTCAAACGTTCCAGAGAATAGTCCGTCCCATCGCGTTTAACTACAACAGACAGAATATCGATAACATCCTTGCCTAAATCGTAGTCTCCATCGCCCACGGCCATTGTTACGGTGCGCTGCTTGATAGTCCACTGATTCAAGCCCCGGTTGGCCCAGTCGGCAAGCATAAGATTTAACGACCTTTTGGCCGTTTTAAGGTCGTAACCAGTACGAACCTCTAATCCGCAACGCTCAAACGCTTCTTCAACGTAGTCCGCTACATCCAATTCAAAGTCTTTGCTTCCCGAAAGGGTCATTTACTTCTTCCTAACCATACCGCCGCCGCGCATTTTCTTAACCATGCCGCCTTTGCGCATTTTCTTAACCATGCCGCCGCCGCGCATTTTCTTAACCATACCACCGCCACGCATTTTCTTCGTCTTACGAGGTTTCATCGCCATTTTTCAGTCTCCTGTAAAGTTTTTTACGTTTAGCATATATTTCGAGCGCATTATACTCGGGGTCATAAATACCATAATAACCCTTTTTGTCCAACTTGTCTGCCGATTCTTGTAGTTTAGACAGTCTCTGAACAAAAATCATAGCATATGGAGTTTCCGTTTCAGCCTCAAACTCTACGTCGTCTACAAAATCATTTTGGTCGTCGTCGGGATGAAAACCCATTAACCATATGTCTTTATCAATGAAAGCACCGGTAGCAATGAAATCATTTAAATCGTCTAAATACTCATGAAAAGCTTCCGGGGGTTTGTCGTTGGCCAAGTCAACTAAAATAGCCAAATCAAACTTATCGTCATATCGGGACACACAAGAATATAAGGATTGATAGTTCTCTTCATGCTTAAAAACAATGGCCACCTTTTCATCGGCCCACGCCTGCCGAGCGTATGGGCAAGGAGGAACGCCGTTAAAATGCGGGCTTGGAACTTCCAAAACCTCTTCTGACCAGCGCATTATTTCTGTTTTTATGGATTTTTCTAAGGTAGCCGTCATGATTGCGTCACCGAACCGCTGGTTCTTTTGCGCCTTTCGCTCATAATTGCTCCACAACCACGAGCAACGGCCGTTCCCGGTACGGATTTACCGTTAAACTTGCGTTTGGGTTTAGTAACTTCACCCCCCAAGGCCATTCGTGTCACTTTCGCCGCCTTAGTGTTTGAAACAACCTGCTTGCCCTTAGAGCCTGCTTTCTTCTTTTTACGTGCAGTTGCAGCCCGCTCAGACTTACTAAGACTTTGAGCTTTAGAGCGAGGTAAACACCGATCAGGGTTCTTTTTATCTTTAGAAGTACCGCATTTGCCCGCGATATTACCTTGGCTATCAATCCTAACCCAATCTTCATCTACCCAATCCTTTAAATCGCCCATTACTTGCCCTTCCTCTTTCCGCCCTTAGATTTTTTGGCATAGTTAGGGTCTTTACAATATTTAGAGGCGGCAAGATTGGCATATGCAGAAGGGTACGTGTCAAAAGTGCGTTGAGCCCAAGCTTTACCTTCGGGACATATTTTACTGCCTTTGCTTTTAGACGACGCTTTTTTTGACTTTTTTGAATAAGCCATGTGTTCACCCCATCAATTTACCAACAAAAGGCGCAATTAAAATCAGGACTGCCAAGCCCCAAAGCTTCAAATCAAAAGCTTTTAAAGCACTCTTGTTTTCAGACAACTTCTCTTCAATTCGTTGATACCGTAAATTGCACTCTGCTTCGTGCTTTTCTAATTTACCCAACACTTCTAGTATCTTCATCTCTTCCTTACCACGCTTTGCAAGACCAGTATCGGGCGCTAAACTTGTCTTTTGCGGTGTCACAAGAGTGTCTGGCGCGGAAACTTTTTCTGTTTTTAGGTTGATCTTTTTTGATAGCCATTTTGGGGTCCCCGAAGCGTACCAGCTTAATTTCGGACCCTTTTTTTGCAAGGACAGCACTTTTTTTTGTTTTGCCCGGGGTCCTTTTTGGTTTGTTAAATCCGGCAAAAGTTTCACCCCTATATTTTATTCGACCCGACGGGGTTTTTGTTACATCTTTTGTTGTTGCCATGATCCCTCACTTTAGTTGTAAAAGACTGTCACATTGGTGACATTCGTAAGCACCGCAAAACAACCATCCGCAAAAACCATTCCCTCGTCAGGTAGGTAAACATTGTCATCAGTGTCGTTTGCAAACGCTAACGTCAACTGGGTGGTTCCGGAATTATCTTTATTTTTCAAAACTAAGGAAGGGCTGCTGCCGCATTGGTAGTGAATAGCTTTAATTCGAGCCCGTCCGGCAAAGACCGTGCCAGAAGCAGTTAAGTAGGTGGCCTTTACATCGGACGCCATAGTAGTCTCCTTTAGCTATAAAACACCGTTACCGACGTACAGGCGGTAAAAGTGGCTATGTAAATGTCAGAAACGCGAATACCCTCATCTGGAATGTTAACGGAATGAGTGTCGGAAGCGTCTAAGTCCATATCCAAAACAGTGGTGCCGCCGTTCCCGTCTGAAATAGTCAGACGAGGTGTTCCGGTGGTTGTTTTAATTTGAACCTGACGTATACGCGCAGGACCAACACCGGCTGAACCGGTGCCTGTCAAACGTTTTGCTCTTACATCAGAACCTGCCATGCTAACCTCCTAGCTTAAAGGTCAATAGCCTGCTGGTACAAAACAGTAAAACGAATTGTTCCGGCGTTAGTAGCGCCCGTAGTGGTTACAGTAAGACGTTTTTCAGTGCCAACGTCTGCCCAAACCAATGCTCCACCAGCTTCAGTAGTTGGGTATTTACGACCCGCACCAGAAGCTACCGTGATGGAAAAAGCGTTTAGGAAAGTAGCGTTACCGCCAACAGTGTCACCGATGCTCAGTACGCAAGTTGCGTTTGCAACAGCGACGGGAACGTCAATAACAATGTCAATAATTTGTGATGCAGCCGGAATTACGATATCCGTAACAGTGGCTGTTTGAGCGCCGCCCGCGGTACTAAAATCAGTGGTTTGAGCCATAACGACTTGACCAGTGTTTTTAATGTCTTTACCGAGCGTTGTACCCGTAGTAGTTGAAATGGTGCCAGCTTTGATTGGCCCAGAAAAAGTGGTGGTAGCCATTTTATAGTACCCCTTGCATAAGGTTTTGCTTTGCAGTCTATGCAACGTCAGGTGGGCAGGGGCCTGTCTACAAAGCTAATATGTTATACCCTAAAAAAGTATAAAACAAAAAGTAACAAAAAGAAAGGGGCCTCTTTCGAAGCCCCTCCCTACAAGACAGAATGAGGTTCTGTTCTTATGCTGCGCCGGGTGTACCGTACACGCTACGCCAATCGGATACACCGAAAGAATAACGCTCACGCGCTTTAAAGCGCATGTTGCCCGTATCAAAATCCCCTTCCATTGCCGTTTTAATCGGCGAACGGTTGAAGTATTTGAAGCCGTTAGGCGCATCAGTTTTAATGAAGAATGCGTCTGAGTCTGTCAGGAAGTGGTTAACCACGGCTCCGTCTGGAATCATACCCATGTTTTTCATCGCATTGTTGTCGTTGTCGGCAGTGCCAGAACGTAGATTGGAGTTCAGTACCCGCTCTGCAATGAATTGCAGTTCTTTCGGAATAATCAACTTCATACCACGAACAGCGATCTTCAGACCCCGTTCATCGGTCAAACCAGCAATGTCGATCAACATCTGTTCCAACGAAGTCTCGTTGAGGTCGGCAGCAACTGCCAAGACGTTAGTCTGGTTACCAGAAAGTGATGGGTGAGACGCTGAACAAAGTGCTGCACCGTCGCCAATCGCAGAAGCACCCGCCGTGAACGCATTGTTCAGGATAGCAGCTGCTTTGATTTGCTTTGTCTGAGCCATAGAACGGGCCAGAGCTTTAGTGTAGCGCGATGCCAGACGATCATAGAGGTTATCTTCGATAGCCTCCTCAGTGATCGAAAACGCCAACGCAATGGTTTCGTGAGTGTAACGAGCGGTATATGTTTCCTGCGCATCGTCATAAGTGAGGGCACCGCCCTCGCTTTTAACAGGTGCTGTGGAGAAACCACCGAGCATAACTTCCTCTTCGAATGCTCGGTCTGAGCTTTCTTCTTCGAAGATTTCACCATGCTCATTTTCGTAACGATTGTATTCAAGGCCGAACAAGGCATTAAGGCCGGGTTCTAGCTCTTTCGCTAATTGTGCGCGAGAAATAGCCATTAATTAAGCCCTCCTTATAAGCCCGTTGATGTCGCAGTAGTCTGCGAATCAAAACGGCTGGTTGGTGCATTATAATGAGCGTTTAGACGGACAATTAACGGGATACCAGCGGCTGCATAGTCACTGTTTCCTGCGTCATCCATTATGCCCACAATACGCAACGGCAAAGTAGCTGTTACAGCGATTGTGGAAACGCCCAAAGCGGAATTGGAACTACCAGTGTCGGTAGAACCGGTGCGGGCAGATGTACCCAACGACGCGTTTGCAAATACATGCGCGAGAGCCGTTGCACGGTCAGTCAAAGTCGCGTCAGACGCTACTTTAAACAACTGATTTGGGTTGTCTGCTACAAACGCCTTTACAGGGTGGTTTGTATCAACGCTTACTGAACCGGAACCGGGCCAGTAATTAATGAAGACTGGTTTCTTTGAAACTGAGTCCACATACTCTACGCCCATCAGGACACCTAACGCTTGCGTAGTACCACCATTAGTAGCACCAGCTTGATCAATAACACCCGCAGCCGTAGGGACGCAGATAGAATATTGAAAGATAGCATTAGTGTTGTTGGAAGCGATTTCATACTGGGTTACACCAGTAGTATTAGCCGCAGCGCCAACTAGCCCGATAGGACGAAGACCATAGGCAGTATTAGAATTTGCCATAAGATTTCACTCCTATTGAGGTAGCCCTATTTCTTGGGGCCACCGAAGGTTACACGAGATTGACGATCAGGTTTACTGATTGTCATGGTTGAATGTGCATTCTCACGCATCATATCGTGATCCACAGCTTGCATTTGATCCATATTTCGCTTGTTGAAATAGTCGGTTCGTTCTGCAATTGTTTCGTCCGGAATCCGAGCGAGAAGCAATCCGCCAACTCCAAACACACCTTCATGTTTACCTGATTCGACAACGGGGGACTCAAAGTCGGGGTATTCATCCTTACGAACAAGTTCCCAACCTTCCCTCATTTTAGCACTGATGTTCTTTGTATCATCAAAACCACGCGTTTCGGCGCGTATCCAACGATGCTTGAAGCCATCAGGGGCAGGTGGTGCGTCTAGCATAGACGGTGGGGCCCACGGCTTACGAGCAGCCTGTTTGTCCCGGGTTTGGTTAGCGCGAGAAGTACGGTTAATTGCCGAGCCACCATTTTGGTTGTTTTGGTCAGTCATTTTCTTACTCCTTCACGTATTTCGCATATTCTTCTAGCGGCACACCCAATTTTTTCGCTATTGCGACTTGGCTCGGGGTGAGACGAACCTTTCTCCCAGTGCGCCCAGATGGTGTTCTTGATGCGCCAACAACCGTTTGAGCGGGACGTTTGTTCGCGGTATTTCCGGCATTTACGAACTTACTCGAAATGCGCCGGTCAAGTTCATTATAGTAGTCATCGCTTGTCGGGTCAAACCCTTCGTCTTCAACGAGCTTTTTATGTATACCAAACGCAGCGTAGGTCATGGCCTCATCTTGGCCAAACCAGCTATTTTTCATGGCCCAAGTCTCCGCTTTGGGGTCTGGGCGCTTTGGCGCTTGGGCAGGCATGGGTTGTTGTGCCTGATGCTGTGCGGCCGCCTGTTGTTGTTGATAGGCCCGCTCTTGTTGCGCTTTAGCTTGACTTGCACGATCCTGTTGTATGGCTAATTTTGTAAGGTTACGTTGAGCCTCAACAAGCGCCTTGCTGTCACCTATTTCACTTGCACGTGCAAGCTCGTTCTCAGCTTGTTCCATTTGAGTGTTAACGCGGTTGGTATATTCGTTAACATAATTCGTGTCCATGCTGGAAATGCGCTGCTTTAGGCCGTGAGCCTCCGTTTGAACGGCTTGAGCGTATTTTATTGCTTCTTGCTCGCGGCGCTCGGCTTCACGCATTTTCTTTGTTAAGCGGTCAATCCGTTTTTGAGTGGACGTTTCAGCTTTCGCAAACTGATCCTCAGAGGCTTCATTAACCACCTCAACTTCGGTTTCTTCGTTTGCACCAACGTCTAACTCGACTTGGTTTTCATCATTATCAGCCATATTTTACCTCGTTTACAAATGCTGTATATCTTCAGGGTCCAAAATAGTCGCAAGTATCTCGTCATCATTGAGAATACGAACTTCTCCCCCATCGATCTGAAGGCGCGAACCAGCATAACGGGCAAATAATACCCACTGCTTTTCCGCGCACCACGGGCCGTCAGGAAATTTATCTCGGTCTTTGTAGGCAAGAGGACCGACTTTTAGGACGTAGCCGACCTGCGTGGATATCTGACTTTTCTCTTGGACTTCGCTGGGTATAAAAATACCTCCGGCAGTCTTAGCCCTGCCTTGATAAGGCAAGATGAGAACACGCCATCCAGTTGGGGCGGGCATTCTTTCCAGAAGGCTTGCGTCTAAAGCCTCTGGATTTAAACGGGGATTTTCGACGTAAGCATCCGCAAGACTAGGTTTTTCCTTGTCTTCGGAAGTTTTTGCTATAGCGGCTACACCCTCGGCGGCGGCCGACAAATCAATTTTTGCTGACTGTTCAGTCATTGGATTGCTCCTGTTTATCTAGCAGGCCCTTGAGTTCCTGTTCCACGTGATTTAGGCACTCCATGTTGCCCATAAGCTCACGATACTGCTCCATTGACTTGACGTTTCCATAAATCATCAAATCCGTAACCCCTTGCCGTCTTTCTCTCAAGATACGAAAGACCGCCTCGGCCACATAAATTTCATCCATTCCCACCTCGCATATTATCGAACATTGTTCGATATAATCCTAGCACAACTTATATGAGATATGCTAGGACTATCTGTAATTTTATGCGACTTAGCTAAAAGGCTTAAAGTATAAGCTCGAAATGGGGCCCATCGATAAAGGGCCGCCTTCCTTGAGACCTACGAAGATCGACGTATGAGTTCATAGCATCTTCCATTGTACCGTCCCAATTTCGTATATCGCCAACGCTCCAAGCAGCGCCCCACTTTACAGCAACGCCAGCCATGTCAGCACCTTCCTTCATAGCATCAGCTAGATCATCGTAAAGGTTAAGCTCCCAAGAGCCACGACCATTGATGTAGGCCATAAGGTCAACAGCATGACCCGTCAAATGTTTCGACTTCATGGTTTGGCTCGCGCCTTTGGCAACCAATTCTTTCTGCTGTTCAAGGGTACGCATACCTTGGATAACACCAAAGTCTGTTTTCGTTGCAGTGATCGCGTGTTTGACAACAGTAACTAGACGTTCGTCCACACCCTCGAGTCGGTCAAGGCTACGTCGTGATAATTTATAACTCATTTCTATTTACCCTTCATGTTCATCATACCGTTGTGATCTCGGTTGATATATTTTAGATCATTTTCAAGCAGCGCTATCCGTTGTTTGATCGAATTGATCTGACTGATACTCATCATCATGCCGGATAGATCATCCCAGATGTCCTCAATCTCCCCGGCGTTAGATTTCACATCGCGCTTGAGATTAACGTTGTCTTCGATAGCCATGCGTGATCCAAGCTGGCTCACCGTTTCTTCTAGACTGGTAATTGTTGCCGCCTGTTGTGAAACCCACCAGACGCCACCAGCAAGCTGCATTCCCATTGCTGCCACTAATGCTATTGGTAGTTTTAGATTTTCCATCACCGGCCTCTTTTAAACAAAGCGGTTGCTCCACGAACACCGAAACTTGCGCTAATCGCCAAACCTAAACTATAAAAATACCAGTCCGGCGCTTTGTTAAGCTGCTCAAACCCACGATCAACCCAGCCTTCAGCACCGGGAATCCAGCAAAGCACCAGCGGGATTGACAGAATTATTACAAACCATTCGTCTTTCCAGCTTGATTTTGCACCCTCTGCCATGATGCGTTCCCAATCGGCAACGCTTGTCTCCTTTGACATCAGTATCTGAGCCTTGGCCTTGGCCTCGGTTAGCTTTAACTCTGCATTCGCGGCGTTTTTATCCGCTTTGCCTTGCAGCCAGCTTCCCGCTAAATTAGCGACTGGACCGATCAGTGCTTGTATCATTTTTTAGCCTCCATCGCATTGAAGCCAAAGTATGCCGCAGCAATTCCGCTGGCTCCTATGACATACACCGCAGCTATATCTGCAAGGAGCTTCGCAGCGGCGTCATACCCCGTCATAGAAGCTAATAGGATGACCGCTGGGTACATTATCATACCAGACAAGGCAAACCACGTCATGCGTCTCTGTGCGTCTCTCTTGGCGTCCGCATCTTCCATGCGTAGCCGACGATCTTCCATCATCAACTCACGCTCATCCGCGTCGATCTTGCCGTTTGAGTTGAGGTCGTACTGTTCTTTTACCATCTAAGAAATACTCCGCTGCACGTTTATCTCGGGTGATTATAACAACTTTTCCTGATTTGTCATATACAACATATTTTCCGTGTTTATTCTGATGTAACCTCAAAACAATAAACCGCTATTGTGCTACTCGTAACCAACACTTTGGCATCATCCAAAGACATCTGACATTCCTCACTTGTGCGAAACTGACCTAGCTCATAATGTTCGAGAGTTCCATTCGTAAACATAAACCAAACTAAAATCCACATTAGTAATTCCCGTTACGTTCGTTATACAGATACAATACAAATATTAGTGAGACTATCCCACCGAGTAGAAGCAGACCGATAATGATTGTGTTGAGGCAATTATCGATAAACTCTTGTTTTTTATAAACTAGGTCTCTTTGTATTTTTCTCTGCTCTGCTTCCATTCTGAGAATTTCCTCCCAAGCGCTGGGTCCATAAGTCCAACTGATGTGATTTTTCAATTCCTCACGCATCTCCTTGGCCTTTTGCTTATGCGCCCAAAGCTCAATCGCGTCAGTTTCGGTGTTCGAAAACATCTTGTAGGCCGGAGGTTTAAGCGCACGTTGCTCAAGGTAATCAAGGTCTGACAGTGCTTTTGACCACTGACCCACAGTGCCAGCCATGCCGCTGATATCACGACCGACATCGATAGCCTTCTTGATCCCCTGATAGCTGGCACTAATTGTTGCCATTATTGTGATTGGGTCCACGCCGAACATCCCCTATTGCCCAGAGGTAATGTAGCACAAATAAATATTACAATTCAAAAAGTTATTTAGTAACCCATAAAAGACTTGCCTTTTACGGCTGCACCACAGCCCCTAGCCATCATTTTTCGAGGCTTGTTGGCAAAGTCTTTTAGGCCGCCCGCTACAGGTGCAGGAGCCGTTTTTCCATAAGGAATGCGACCCTGACCTTTAATATCTGCGTAACTTACGGCCTTCGGAGGATTACTCGGAGCAGAGCCGTTTACTTTTACTTTAGCCATTTTACTGTCCTCGCTGTTTGAGCATTTCACGCTCCATGGCGGACTGAATACGTGCCGCCGTCTGTTGTTCTTGAGATTGTAGCCGTTGTTGGAACTGTTGTCCACGCATTTGCTGGTTCTGTGCATCCAACTCCAGTTTGGCTTGATCGATCTGCGTATCCGCTTGATCCGCCGCAGCCTTCTGCTGCAACTCTTGCTGTTTAAGCTGAACAAGAGGATCAGGTGCGCCTGCCCCGGATAATTGACCGGACAACTCTTTAAGCTGTTGCAAGCCTTCGGCAATAAACTGAGCCGTCATCTGTTCGACCTCAAGCATTTGCTCCTCGTCCGCAGGCTGACCACCCTGTTGCTGAACTTGCTGCAAATACGCAACCGCCGCTTGCTCGCGGGCCGCGATCCGAACATGCTCCATAACGTGCTTTTGTAAAGACATCGCAAGCATCGGATTTCCACTCACCATAGGAGTAGATCCAAAAATCAAATGCGCCGTAATATGAGCCTGATGGTTCTGACCCTCAAAAGCTTTTAAAGGTAACATGTCTAAGGCGTTTATGTTTTCTTGGGCGGGATCAAGGGGCTCCTCAGTGTCCGCAGGAACAGACTTCAGTAGCCGATCTACGTCAGTGACCCCCAACGCTTCATACATATCGCTGAACACTTCGTGCATGTTGTGTAACTCAGGGGCTTGAGAAGCTAACTGCAATTTAGTCTGCGCCAACATGATGCGTTGGGACTGACTAAACACATTGGGATTGCTGACCGGTATAACGTCCACCCGACCATCAAAGTCCTCGCGCATGATTGTTTCGTCACCGCCCGGTACAGAGTAAGGATATTCCTGCGGTAAACTTTCAGACATGACACGAGCCAAAATCTTAAACTCTTGACGCATTGCGTAGTGCAAACGCTTGTGTACAGCACTCATGACACGCGAGCCTTGCTCCATCATTGCCATAGTTGTGCCAACAGCCGCTTGCTGATTGCCGTCCCCAACCTTTAAATCAGTGATCGTTGCGAAACGCTGACCAGCTTGAACCACAAACCCTAACAACTGAAACAGCGTCTGGTCCGGACCCTTGAAAGGCAACGGCATTAGGCTGTCACGAATAGCCCCTCCGGGAGCGTCCACGTCGCGGAACTCACCGGGCTGCAACGGGTCATCATCATCCCTGATCCGTAGTCCGCGGGCCTTGAAGCCTGCTGGAAGATTGGACAACGTACCGGCATCAATTAACTGTCGCAGTGCCGAAGTGGCAGTTCGTGACAAACCGCCAATAGTGTGGATCAAACCTAAACCATAAAAACCGAAACCCGGTAAAAACTTGTAATGCGTAAAGTATTGTATCTTCTTTTTAAGCGTATCTTCCTCGTCCCAGTTCCGACGAACCGCCAAAACCTGACCATTATCCATAGAAAGCGTCACAATATAAGGGACCCGGATGCCCGTAGGCTCCCCATCATCGTCCATCTCCTCATAACCCTCAAGGTCTAAATCAACGTGACACTCCAAAATCGTGCAATCATAATCAATCGATCCCGGCTCTACGCCGTCAATCCGATCTATCTCCCCTTCAACGCCAGTAACCTCACGCTGGGAGGGAATAACATCCACATCATCCAAATAAACGCCAGCAATCTGCCGCTTGCGCAAATCATTTAACGACATGCGTACAACTTGGGTTATATTAGGACATGTTTCGAGGTCCGCGGTCTCATATGGAACAACCAAGTTCTCCGCAGGAACAAATTTGCTGACCGCACGACCCATCGCTTCGTCGTAATACGTCTTCTTAAACGTAGAACCCGCCAGCGGTAAATAAAACAACATCTGATCCATGTCTGGGGTGTAATCCTCCATGACATTCGTGATGTAATAATTCATAAATTGACGCACACGCTGCGATTGAGCAGCCTTGGCCCGCGTCTCTTGGCCCATAACAACAGTTCGAACAGGACCGCTTGAAGGTAAAAGCTCGTTAAAAGCCTGTGCCTGAAATTGTGTTGCCGCCTCTGCAAGCAAAGGATGTGTCACGCCAGAGGACCCGCGGAAAGGTTGCGTCCGCTCCTCGTAATTAAATCCCAAAAGCTCCAAACCGCTTGAATACGCGTCTTCCCAGTCCTGACGACTGGCCTTGTTCGCATCATACTCGCCCAACAATTCGCTCGCTACGCGCTGTAGCTCACGGTCCGGCATCTCTTCTGCCAAGTTGGCATAAAAATCATCGTCAACGCCACGCTGGTCTTGAGGCTCAAAGTCAATCTCAACCCCACCATCGTCCGTTTCACTAATCTCAATCTCTCCGACGTTCTCAGCGTCAACCATCGCTAATACATTGTTCTGAGAATCGGGAAGCTCAATCTCAAGCTCCGCCTTTAAATCGTCCTCATCAAGCTGGGACGGAACATTCCGGTCCATTAAACTGCTTGAATACCCATTTACTTCTTCTTCTGCCATGTAACTCTCCGAGTTTATTAGGGCGCGGGCGTCATACGATCCTCTTCCGTGCGGCCTAGTATCCTATCTAACTGTTTAAATATATTTTCGTCAACCATCTTGGTAAGCTCTTCAACCGTTGCGGCCATACCAGCCCTTTTGAAAATCTGTTGACCGATAGCGTTGTGACGCTGATCTCTCAGAGCCTCCCGACCAGACAAAAGGTCCCCCGGCCCGCTCAAAGATGGCGGCAAAAATCGGTTCATAAAGTTGTCAAAATTCTCAGGTTCCTCCGAACCTTCTTTCTGTTGCCTCAGCTGCACGACGGGTAGACGCCCCTCGACAGGCTCGGGCACCCTAGCCCCCTCGTCAAAAACGCTCGAATACTCGTATTCTTCAATTAATTCAGGGCTAGGTTCACGAATGCCGTCCGTTACACTCTCACCACGAATTTTATCCATGATAAGGGACCCTAGACCCTTTTCTTCTAAAAGTTGTATGGCGTCCTCGCCAAAAGCTTCCCCTGTAGGTGATTTTCGAAGATCAAGCTCAGGATTAAAATCAGGATCATCGTAATAACGTAAATCACCATCGCCCTGTAAAATAGAGGTATCACCAACTGGCGCACGTAATCGACCAAACTGTGGCCGGGGACTTTGTGCGCCGGGAGCCGTGCTGCGTAACGTGTCATCCAAATACATAGGGCTGCCGCCCTCTTCGAAGTACATCACGTCATCAAAGCCGCCCGCCCCGAGATTTACCGCAGTCCCATACATCTAGCTGCCTTTCTCCTAGTAATACATTTGCACTCTAGCAGAGTTTTCTTCATCTTCCCAGTCATCTGTTGGTAATTGTACAAAATTACCTTGTCTATAGCGCATAAGGGCCTGTGTCATACTATCTACCAAGTCATCATGCTCCCCATTCGGGAACGCCGCAACCTCTTCAATTAACTCCTCCGCCCACATCTCGTCCGGAGCCCAAACCATACCAGCCTCAAACAAAGGCGCTATACTATGCGCCCGAGTTACCTTGTCATTACCACGACTTGGCGTAAAATTCACCACCGGAATGCCCATGTTCCGCAACTCCTGCGTCAAAGGCAAACCACTTGCCTTCGCCTCAATAATTACAGTGTCAGGTTCCCAAAACTGATAACTTTCCAAAGCCTCCCCCTTTAACTCCGGAAAATCCCAACGCCCCTTCTTAACATCCAACAAAATTAAATTAGGCCCCGAACCACCCTCATTTGGATAAAATACACCCCACGTCGTAATCGCAGAATAATCCGCAGTTTCGCGCTTAGAAAAAGCAGTATCATAACTTTGTATCACATATTCTAGCTGGGGGACCCGCTCCTGATCCCAAACGCGCCACCACTCGCGCTTAATAATCGCATTCTCCTCGCCCGTAGGATTCTGCTGATACTGCGCATTCCACTTGCTCGGAGGAATAGACGACTTAACCGCGGTCAAATCCTCCAAACTCCAATACTCCGGCCAACAAGAAGTCCCGTCCTCAAAAATAGCAGGTAACTCAACAACCTCCCATTGATCCGCAGACCCGTCCTTCGCTTGTGCCCGCAACAACTGTCCCGTCATATCCTTCTCAGACCACCTAGTCTGAACCAGAACTATGCTACCTCCCGGCTGTAAACGCTGTCGAGGACCACCCGTATACCAATCCCAAGCATCGTCAAAACCAGTGTTGCTCATCGCAGTCTGCTCCGAGTGCGGATCGTCAATAATAATTAAATCACCACCACGACCCGCTAAATTCGAACCAACACCAACCGCGTAATACATCCCTCCACTGCTCGTGTCCCACCGACCAGAGGCCTTACTGTCCGAAGCCAAGTTCACACCCGGAAATACATCCTTGAAATCATCGCTCTCAATCAAGTTCTTCGTCTTACGGCCAAAGTTAACCGCCAACTCAGTCGTGTGTGTCGCCTGAATGATCTTCATTTTCGGATTACGGCCCATCATCCAAGCAGGAAACAAATAAGATGCAAACTCACTCTTCGTGTGCCGCGGTGCCATGTTGATGATTAAACGCTTTAGGTCACCATTTGCGACCCTTTCCAACTTTTCGGCAATGATCCTATGATGACGGCCCGCGATAAAGTCAGGCCAAACAGTTTTAACAAAAACTAAAAAATTATTTTGGCACTCTTCATTCTTCATGATCTGCGCCAAGCGCAACTCAAGCTTAAGCTTTTTGTCTTCTAACATGGAGTTTTGGGCTACATTCACGGGGGACCCTATCTAACTTTTGGTACGCAGTTCACGGCCAATGTTTCACGTGAAACATATGCGATATTAAGGGCTATTATAGGACAGTTAAGTCTCGTTGGAAATAACTAATGATTATTTGTGAGAAACATGGCCCTAGCTCTCGGTACGCAGACCCTGATATGTCGATTCTGGTGCGGGATTTTGGCGCGAAAACCGTGGATTTTGCCCCGATATCCGGGGGACCCGGGCGAATTGCCGGGGATCGTGGGCCGCGGTCCGGGGGCCAGCTGCTCGCCGGAAGTTGGTGAAAAGGTGGCCAGCTGCTCGCCGGAAGTTGGGAAAAGTTGGTGAAAAGGTGGCCAGC